GTACTCCGGTTTGCGAAAAATTACCTATCATGAGATCACAACTTTCATTCATATGACAATCTAATATCTTTGTCCAACGATCGGGTATGTGTTGCCAGTATTGTAATCTAGGTTTCATATGCATAAGCGATATAGGACTGTATCGATCAGTAATATCTGTTGTAATTCCTAATAACTTTGCAGCAATTGCACAACTAACATCTACACTACACCACTTTTGATAATCTATCGGAGCATATCTTCCATAAAAATACTCCCAGTTTATCATTACAAGTTCTAATAGTGTAAAAAATTCTTTTGCAACATTACCTTTTTTAAAATAATAAAATGCACTATATAAATCTGGTAAATCATTTGCATCAAATACTTTCCTATAATCTCTACCTAGCGCCGGTTCGCCTCTATACGTTTTTATATTTGTTGTAAAAAACAAGTCTCTATTTGTAAGATAATTCCACCAATGGTCTATATTTTGTAAAACAAGCATATCTGCGTCCATTGCAATAGTATGATCATACGGGCTGGCATGATAGACTTTCCAACGATTCTCAATCTTCCAATCTTTACCGTCTGCTTGGTCTGTCCAAGGAATAGGAATAATTTGATCAAATACATTTACATACTCGTCTGGTACTGTATCATTTGTAATAAGACATACGTTCTGGTTATCGTTAAAACGATGTATACTGCTTGCAAGAGCATATGCTTGTCTTACATAATCTGTTTGTGCATTATTCTGCGCAAGAATACAGAACCCTTTAGAGTTGCTCATTTATAATCCTATCTAAACTAAACTTATTCATTACATGTACATTTAGACCTTGTACGCTTGTTGCTTGGTATTCCCAGTCTTTTTCTAATAAAAAAGTAAGTTTGTCATCTGTTAATTGAACAAGTATATCTTTATCAATCGTATGCCATAAATTTCCTGGCATCGATAAAGGCCAATTTGTTTTTCTAAAACCATTTAGGGTGTGTATTGCAATACTAAATGCAAAATCGTTACGATATTTTTTTTCTACAATTTTATATGTAAGCCTATAAAAATTCCAATTTTCTCTAATATGCTTAATCAAATCAAACAGCATACGTGTATCATTGTTCTTTTTAAAATAAAATAATGTAGCCCAATACATATCTATACTTCTGTCGCTTATACGTTTGAAATCATATATGTACCGAGAAGTTTTAATATCTTTAGACTCTTTTGCAATTAAAAAATCTTGGTTAGATTCAAATGCATTAAGTAATGTGTTATTAGATAAAATTAAATCTGTATCCATCACAATAGTTTCTGCAAAGGGTGTTATATCCCAAGCATCTGCTCTACTATGATTACGCCATTCGATAGTACGCTCACTATATAACCCGTCTCTAAACTTTTTTCGATATAATACCGGATGTCTTTCCAGCTCAACTACTACATCAAAATAATTAGAATGATCTTTATAATGTTCGTCTAGATATTCTATTGTGTCTGTTGCTAAACATACTGGCAAACCTAAATACTCTTTAATACGTTTTGCACAAAATTGAGCCTGCTTTACATAATCTATTTGACTATTGTTCTGTGCAAAAAGCAATACACCCCTTGTCATAGACTAATTAAACCTTCAACAGATCTATTTTTTTTAATATTGTTATATTCTGTAAGATACTCGTTTGCTGCTTCAAAGTATGTGCTATACAAATCTTTAGCAAACTTTTTCAAGTCTTCGATTTCAATAGGTATATCATTATCGTCAATTAAGATTGTACTTGTTTGGTTAAGTGTTATTAAACTTTGTAAAAAAGCAATTAGATCACGTGTGACACTAAACTTGCCTCCATTATAATAATGAGTTGATTGTTCTTGAAATTTTTCTTGTATTAGTTTACGTTGATTATTAAGTGTAATCATGTAATTAGAAAATTCAAGTGCTTTTTCTAAACGTTCGTCCATATGAAACTCCTAGTATTGCAATTATTATACTAGAAAGTTTCTTATTTGTCAAGTGATTTATACTACTGTAAATGTATTACCAGCAGCGGCAGCAATAGTTGGTGCAGGAACACTTACATTAGAACCGTTTGGTTTTTTAATTGTAATTGTACTAGTAGTTGTCCCCTGTACATTTTCGTCAACTAATGGTCCGTATGGGGGTGGAGGACTAGGCACTGGTCTGTCACCTGCATCGTCATCTCTTAAAATTACTCTAAATTCTAATTGTTCTGCACTATTAGATCTGACCTGAACAGCAATATCGTTTTCTGAATATGGGTTTGTACCGTTTTCTATAGCAATAGTTTGGAAGCTAGCAGTTGCATCATAGTTACCGATAGTTGATCCACCACCGCCAGTTGTTACTTTATAATTAAATTCAACGGTGCCTAAATCACTCATCATAGTTTGCCAATCAAGTGTTTTTTGTTCTGACCCTGTATATGCTAAAGTTAAATTTACTCTTATAGTTCCACCGGCATTAAAAAATGCTCTGCGCTCATTTGAACTGGCAAATGTAGTAGTAAATTGATGTGTTTGTGTGCCATTCCAACTGGCACTAAGTGTTGCCGTTTGTCCAGTAACAATCGAAACTTGTGTTTCAGGAGCAACTGCAACTGTATATCTATTTGGATCGCCGCTTACTGTTGTAATAAGAGATTCATATTGATTATGTAAAGTTGCATCAACAGTGTCAAGGTCTGTCACATTAGTGATTGTTGGATCTATTCCAAATTGATGTTTGTATGCTTTTGTGATATCGGTGCGTAAAGCATCCCATTGTGCTTCAGTAACTGAATTACCTACACTGATTTGCGAACTACTTAATGCTTGATTGTAGCCAGTTGCTGTTGTGTCGGTACTACCTGCTGGTGTTCCCATAATAACTGCAATATTACTTTGCAAAGTATTATAATCTAATTCTGTAATTTTATCGCCGGCACTTTTAGCCATACTTAGCTCCTGTTATTATCTACGCATATATTTATACTTATACCTTTAACACACACTCAACTAATTTTTCTGACTCTTCGCTATTTGATTCTAACGCAATGCCAACTAATCCAGTAGTGCTAAGTGTACTACATACGCCCTCAGACCAAGCATACACTGCTTGACCTTTTTTAACAGGACCTTTTACCCTAACAGGCACACGCCCTTTGAGTCCTATTGCTTGCCCGTCTGCCTCACTATTCATAAGATATGCAGGTTCTGCTGAAACAACACCGATAGCCATTTGACTTGCTACCGCAGGTTCAACTTCGTGATCATCGTGACTGCAAACTGCAACTGCTGTTCCTACAGGAAGTTCTTCTGCTGTTGTATATTTTTCAGCAAGGTCAGCATATCTTGCACTTGTTGCTACACCTTGGAACAACACCGCATTTAAGTTGCCGCTTGAATCCCTAACTGCAACAGTATTAGGTGTTGCAGTTCCTGCTGTTCCTACGTTACCAGATCTTGCACTGCCGCCAACAACAAGAGTATTTGCTTGAGTTGCTGTACCAGTAAATGTAGTAGCGTAGACATTATTAAACTCTGAACCGCTTGCGCCCAAATCAACTGTATTAACACCTGTACCTGAATTATTTTCGCCCGGTAAAACACTACCTGGCGCTAATTCAATAATATTCTGATTCACACCTGTTTTCTTTGCACGGAATTTAAGTTTACTTCCTACGTTATTTAAAAATACACCTTCGTTATCATTTTCTACAAAGATTTTTAAATCTAATCCCAAACCAATTGCAATACCTCCATCAGTTTGTATGTTCGTTAATTCAGTAAAAGTCGTAGCTGAGCCTGCTGTACTTACAACATAATCAGAGGCGTCAATGCCGTTAAGTTTCAATGCGTTTGATGCTGTACCCCAAAATCTGTGGGCTGTGCTTGTTTCGCCGCCTGTAGCAGCAATAGTATTTTTTAGTGTAACGCCAGGGCGCACAAGATCAAACCCAGCGATTGCATTTTCTGCATCACTACTGTCAATTTGGAATCCAGTTCCGTCACCAACATGGGCACTAATAATAAAAATTACTTCGTCATTAACTGTAGCTGTTATGATTGATCTTGATGTTGCTGTTGTATCACGCACAGTTTTACTTTGCATTTGGGTAATGCCGTCGCCTGCATCTTGGGGTCCTACTAAGACAAAGTCACTGCCATTGTATGCATAAAGTTGTTCGTTGCCGGTATCCCACCAAAAGTCTCCTTCTGATAGGCCGCTAGGAGCAGTTGCACTTATTTCGGCGCCGCCTGTGGTTCTCCATTGACTTCCGTCATAAAACTTTAGCTTAGAATTGTTACTATCAAACCAAATTTGTCCACTGATTGCTTTAGGAGGAGCATTTCCCCCTGCAAAATTTTCTAGTAAGAATACAAAATTCTCGTTTTGTATTTCACCGTATCCTGCGTAATTCTTACCAACAAGTTTAAGATCAGTAGTCTGGTCGATTGTACCGTCTTGTACCGTAGTAAGTGTTACGTTGTTATATCTGTCAATAGTATAAGCCATGTTTTGTAAACCCCTTGCGTAATGTATTTATCGCTTATGTGTAATTTGATGTATCCAAGTGTGTCCATACCCCGCCCTGGACGTCAAATGTCATTGTATATCTAGTAGGATTAGGAGAAAATGTACCCGATACGCTATTAGATGCAACAATATCTTGAATTACACTTTCATTTTGTGTTGCTCCGCTGTCTACAGCAATAGTAGACTTTGTTAAAGTTTGAGATGTATCTGGATCTGTTCCTATAGTAATACTAATACCACTTACTACTGAGCTCGCATAAGAAACACAGTGTATTTTTGCAACTGAACCATTGTTAACTGTAGTTACAGGAGATATGTCATTTAATATATTTTTAACATCATTAATAGGGCCTGCGCCTGTGCCCGGAGGATTGGGGCTAGTTAATGCTGTAATATCTAAACTAAAACTAGTAGGTATTGTAGCCACTTGGTTATCTACATAAGATTTAGAAGTTGCATCTGATGCTGAAACTGGTGTAACGTCTAATCCAGTGACTCTTACGTTGTTTAATGTGATTGTGCCGCTTGTAGTTATACTCATTGCGCCTGCATTTATAATGTCGCCGCCTGTAGTAATGTCTCCCGAAACCGCTAAAGAAGTAAGTGTTCCGATGCTTGTTAATCCATTAGCAGTTGCAACAGTGTCTCCCAATCTTGTCTTACTCAGTACCTGTGTATTTTCTATTCTATATTCTCTTCCTTGAGAAAGATCAAAATTCTGATTAGATGTCCAATTACCTGTGCTTCTGATCCAGAGTAAATCCTTAGAGCCATTTAACGACCGTAAAATTATTCCTCCGCCGTCTGCATTTATATCGTCGCCTTCGGTACTGTCGCTTAAAAGACCTAATTCAATATTTTTATCTTGAACACGCAATGTTGAAACATCAAAATAACTAGTAGCTCCTTGTACTAACAAATTACCATCAATTGTAACATCTCCAGTAAAATGTCCTGTACCAGTAACATCAAAGTTGAAACTAGGAGAATTATTAAAAACACCCACCGAATTGGCACTAGTGTCGACAGTAATTGCATCTATTGTATCGTTGCCTTTCTTTACTCTTACTGCAAAGTCATAGTTAGTTTGAGTAGTTTGTATAACACTAGTTGTTCCTGCTACAGGCGTAGTAAATTTAGCATATATCGTATCGCCAATACCTACTTGTACACCTTCGTCCCCTTTTACAAATAGTGATCCTAGCATAGATTGATCTACAATGTTATCCGAATCGTCTCTTTCATTTGTACGAACAAAGTCTGCACTAGTAAACTCGTTTCCTTCTGTATCTATAAGAGATTCTGCAGATATTGCAGTGCCTTGATATTTAAAAGTACTAGTTTCTACAGGATTAAATCCAATCTTAATCACACGCCCTTCGGCGTATGGTGGAATTACATATTGACTCGAAGGAGTAAACTCTTGTCTACTCAGTATACCTGCTAAAACGCCGCCTATATACAATGCTAAAACTGTGCGTTGAGTACCCGAAGTGTCAACCATAGTTTCGGCTTCAAAAATTGTTTTTCCTTGTCCTGATGTATATGTTGGACCTACTAATGTCCAGACTGTTCCGTCCCACATATAAAGTTTCTTTTCGCTATTGTCGATCCATAAATCGCCTGTAACTTGATTAGCAGGTTGATCAGGAGAAACAATAGGGCCGCCGGCTGTTCTAAAGTTTTCACCATCATAAATTTTTAATCTATCGTCACTTAAATCAAACCACAATTGTCCTTTTAATGGATTAGAGGGTGCGCTGCTGCTTGCAAAATTTTCTAAAAGTGATACAAAGTTTTCATTAAATGCTTCACCATATCCTTTATAGTTTCTTCCTACTAGGGTTAAGTCTGTGCTACTTGTATCGATGGAGCCATCTACAAGTTCTGTAAGTAAATCACCGTTTGTTTTGTTTATTTGATAGCTCATGCCCCTACTCTTCCTGTATAGATAATATAGTTTATTGTTTGATATGGATTCATCACATCGAGTGCATTTCCTGTGGAAGCTACTCCTGCTGAATCAGTATCAATGCCTCCTGAGTTTGATAAACGTTCTGATAGATTATCTGCACCGTCTACAAACTTAGAGTCGCTTACGCCTAACGGTTTATCACCTGTTCCTACAGCCTCACGCACAGCAAAGAACTGTCTTCCTGCTGGATCCTTCATATCATGTTGGTGTTCTGGTAAATTGTCTACTCCGATTGTTATATCGTCGCTACCATCGGCTGCTCCAAGTGTTTCTGCATTTGTTCCTCTAACTCTATGATCAGGACTTGTAACAGCAGGAGCAGAACCACCCATTGCTAAATTACCTAGCGGGAATCTACCTTGCAGATCCGGTACTTTAAAAAATCCTGCTGTAACTTCTACTTCTGCACCGTATGTAAATCCAACTATTTCAAATAGTGTTTCAAACAAACCTTGCGATAACTCTTGTCCATTACAAAACTTCCATCCTGCAGGTTCTGTAGCTCCTGCATAAGGCATTATACTTCCGATAGGAGTAAGACCATTAATGCTATCAAATAAGCTTGTACGAGATATTCTTTTTAACCCTGTATCACCTGTTACACGATTAACAATAAAATCGTCATCGGCTTGACTAACTGTTACTTGTTCTTTTCCTGAAATAATACTGTTTTTAATAGTTACGTCAAATTCTTTTAGGCCGCCGCCTGTCTGTCCATCAAAACTGTTTTCTACAGTTTCAACATCACCTTGTAATCGGAATGTTGTAGCAGATGTGAGTTTATCGGCACTACCGGCTTTACCACTAACATTACCACTTACGATTCCTTCAAGATTACCAATAAATGTAGTTGAATACATTCTACGGAATCTTAAATCACTTCTACCAATATCTCTTGTATTGTTACTGTCTGGAAGTAGTACATCACTTTCTTCAGCATCAACTGTAAGATCAACATTTCCTAATGTAAGTGTTTTTTGAATAAGTGCATTTTCGCCAACATTTAAACTTTTAGCTATACCGGCGCCACCTTTAACTATGATAGCACCATTACTTATAGTTGTGCTTTCTGTAGTGTCATTGGTTCTTATAGTACCACTTGTGAGTAAGTTACCGGTAATATCTAAAGCTTCATCTGGTGCAACATTATTAATGCCTACTCTTAGATTTGAATCAATTCTTAAAACAGTGCTGCTTGACCCTGAGTTTCTTACTCTAAAATCTACATTAGAGCCTTCGATATTATGTTGAATAACCCCGGCACTTCCTTCGATGCCAACGTTCATTTCTGCATTGATGCCGTAAGCAATACCGCTATTGTTTTGAATATTTAGAGGAAAAGTTGTTGTAGACTCTGCATCGCCTCTTAGAAAATTTCCTGCAGGAACAGAAAGATTATTTACAATAAGACTTTCTGCCTTTTCTGCTGTTCCAAAGAATTTTAAATTATTTTGTCCATCACCGTCAGTGTCTCTACTAGCCAAATTTATACCTGGACGGATGGTTTGTGCTGCAAATCCTGTAATAGTTGCTTTAGGAATAAAAGTGTCAAATGCTATAATAGCAACTACTTGCGCCCTAACTTGAATCTCTAATACTGTATATTCTGTATTATCTTGCCCAACGATGGTTGTAGGGAATGTTCCTGTTGACAATCCTTCACTAAAAGTCGGTCCTACTAATATCCAAGTTGACCCTGAAAACAAATATAGTTGCTGATTATCAGTGTCTACCCATAAATCACCGTCTAGTGCCTCGGTTGGATCTGGCTGGTTAATGCTTTTGCGCAAACCTCCAGAAGGCACCCAATTAGTGCTATCGTAAATTAACAATTGATTAGTATCATTATTGTACCACAATTGTCCTTCTACAGGCTTACTAGGTTCAGTAGGACTTGCGAAGTTTTCTAGGAGGTGTAGTAAATCCTCTGCAATTACTTGTCCATATCCTGTTGAATTTTTTCCTGGATAGCCTAGTGTAGTTTCAGTATTAATCGTACCGTCTTCTACAATAATAGGATCTTTGTTAGAGCTATCAGTAAATTGTATTGTATATGCCATCTAATTTACCCCTCATTAAATCCAGTTAAGCTTTGCACCCTTACAGTGTAATCAATCTGTATTAGTCTGTTTAAACTCTTTTGTACAGGATGGAATATAACATGTGTTAACAATCTCCCATCTCCTGTTGGACTATAAGCTTTAAGTCCTAACTCATCGAAAATATATAAACTATTTGTGTCAGTAGCGGTGTCAAACGCATCTTGTCCGCTCGGCTCTCCGTAGTCTAACAAACAAGTTACAAGCACATCTGTATAATTTGTACCGCTTACGTGACGAGTTTCTATCTTATTTCTAGCAGGATCAAGGTTATTAATAGAACGGTCGTCAACTACCTTTGTAAAAGTCTGGTTGTATAGACTAGCATTTGTGCCGGTACTATTTGGTGTCAAGTATGTAATTATACCTGTAGGGTCAACACTGGTTCCGCCGTTGCCAAAACCCATTTCGTAAATCCATCCCTGGCCACCGTTACCCAAACTTTCAGCTAAACTGATACTCATGTTCTCATAATGAATTGCATTCCGCTTATCAATAAGAATTTTACCAGTCTCTGGTTCGTGGATCTTTATGTGACCTTGTAATAGTATTCCGCTTTTATCGTTTATATTGCTCATTTTTTTTATATCCTGCTAGTATATTTATCGCGGTAGGTCCGGAGACTTCGCACGTAAGAATCTTGATATGTCAGTATCTGCGTCTGCAAGAGCAGTACCTGGATCACTCCATAGTTTACCTTGTCTTCTAACTATAATTATTTTTTGATTAATGTCTGGAACTTCTAACAAGGTTAGTGTACTGCCTTCTATACTGAATTCTGCCTCTAATGTTATATCGCCTTCTGGACTATCCTGTGCTATAGGATTTGGTTGTACATAAGAACTAATTGTATTTTTACGCAAACGTCTACCTGCTACAAATACTTCAAACTCGTTTACACTGTTAGGCATAAAATCAAGTTGGTAAGCCGAACTTGTACCGTCAGCTGTTAAAACTGTAGTAATTGTCTCATCTTTGTAAGGAATAGTAGATGACTGACTTTGATTGTAAACTTCTGTACCTGCCAAATATACATCTTTTACACCAGTACCTAATGTTCCTCTGCGAAGTTGCTTTAAAGTATTACCGTCCTTAATAAAATACTCAATTCTTTCGCCTTCTAAGAATATTACACTAGGCACTTTACTATTTGGTTGTGGTTCTACTAAACTATCGGCATCAATAAGTACAATCTCATTATCATACCAATTTAGATCTGTAGCAAGAATTATATTTTCTGTGCCGTCTAATCGCTTATAATGTGTACGATTCAGCATATCTTTAAATTGTCTCCAACCTAGCTTATTGGCTGTAATCGGATTACTAAACTGTATTACTTCAATAGTGTCGTTTTCTAATATAGTCGCATTAATTTTTACATAGCGTTTATTTTCTGTGACGTAGTAATCGACACTTGGGGTCAATAAATCACCATTTATTGTTACCCATACATATTGTGCATCTATTGCTTCTTCTCTTAATTCAATAAGACCGTTTCTTAGATGTTGTAGTTGATACCAGTCTTCGGGGAATGTAGCATCATCTACAGGAATACTACTACCGTCTTCTAAATTGGTAATATTAAATCTATCAACAACATCAAATTGCTGTCTTTCAAATCCTTGACTATCATGATTACTGAATTGATAGACTGTAATTGTGTCGCCGTCATTGTATGCACTATCTAATTGTAGGATTCCAGGTGTTTCTATAAATTGTACATCCGCATTGAATGTTCCAAATCGATATTCACCGTCACTTATTATGTATACATCTAAAATATCACCTTCTTGTTGGCCAACATTACTTTGTAATCTAATAAGAGAACCGTCTTGATCAGCTGTACTGGGATTACCAATAAACGTCCATTGTTGAATGTATTCTAATTCTATTCCGTTTAAGAATACTTTAATCTCGCTATTTTGTATTGACCCAGGCGGAACTTGCCATTCATCTAATTTATATTCTAATTTAGATGCTGTTACACTAAACCGCTTATTATATCCAGCATTTAGTATTTTGTTATTAACTTTAACAACAGTAAACCAACTTAGTGGTTTTTGTGTAAACGGTGTTTGACTTAAATTAAAACTAGTTGTGCTGCCGTCGGCAATAAAGTTATCTATTAACACTTCACTAAAGTTTTTATCGTCGGTTGTATTTTCAAAAAATGCAAAGCGTATCACACTGCCTGATGCTGGCGGTGTTGCAAGTTTTAACACTACATTATTTGGAACTGCATACGTTTCGTCTGACTGGAATACTACATTTTCTTGTTTCTCACCGTCTATAGTAATGTAATAAGAAAGATTTTCGCTCCATCTTACATTCGTTAAAAACTCTACTGTGCTTCCGTCTGCAATAAATTCGTCAATATCTAAGATATTAGTTCCACTAACACCTAAAGTTATTATGTTAATTTTTTCTTTATTTTCAGGAGCATTTGTAAACGTTACTGTGTTTGTATTATAATCCACCGTATAGTCACTGCTAGGCTTAATTTCGAATCCTACCTTGACAAATATACTATCCGAAAGTATAGGACTAGACCCAATATCAAAGGTTTTTGTAGAACCATCTCCAAAATAGAATCTCGAAGTTATTGGGCTTGTTCCGCCTTTTGGTCTTTCATAAACTTTAATATCAACAGTGTCAAGTATTTGTCCTGGTATAAGTTCTTCAGGACCTCCACTAGTAGTTGGTGTCACAAATCCGTCACCGTCTAATACAATATCTTCTGCTGCAAGGCCTGTAGCAGTAGAATAATTCAAGTTACCGCCTGAAAGTATTGTATCATATCCTTCTGGATCAATATCAAACGTGCCGTCGCTAGTTGATTTTCTAATTATTAGTTTATAATCTGCACCAGTTTTAATGAATATACCATCATTGTTTCCGTCTTCTTGATATGGTTCTAAT